GGCGATCGGCAGCACCGCCACCGGCATTCTCGGCGGCCTACTCGTCACCGGCCTCTTAATCGGCGTCTCGCTCCTCTTCGCGCAAAAGCCGAAGAAATTGCAAGCGAGCGACAACGCCGCAAAACAGAATTCCTATTCCTTCTCCGGTCCGGCCAATGTCACGGCGCAAGGCGTGCCGGTGCCGGTGGTCTATGGCCGGGCCTGGGTTGGCAGTGTGGTGGCGTCGGCATCGATCACCACAACCGATTACACGGGACCGTAAGCCATGGCGGACGGTGGCAAGCAAAGGATAGTGATCGAGGGGCCGGCCGATCCCTTCCGGCCGCAATCGCCTGCCGGCGCCGGCGGTGGTGGTGGCAAGGGCGGCGCCAAAGCGAGCAAGGCCGGCGGCGGGTTTAACAATTATCCCGACACCTTGCGCTCGACCCAAACCGTCAAGCTGATCGATTTGTTGAGCGAGGGCCCGATTGTCGGCCTCGTCAATGATCCGGTGACGCCGGGTAATTTGTTCTATTCGGTGGCGTTTGACGGCGTGCGCGTCGCCAACACCAACTTGACGCTGAATTATCAGATTGCGACCTGGGATATGCGTTACGGCACGCCGGGCCAGGGCCCGTTTGCCGGTTTTCCGTCCGGCGAGGCCGAAATTGCGGTGAATCTGCAAGTCAAGCAAACCACGCCGCAAACCCGTTCGATCACCGATCCTGACGCCGATCGGGTGCGCTTTACGGTTTCAATCCCGGCGCTGACCGATACCGATCCGAAATCCGGGACGGTGATCGGCTACACTACGGCATTCGAGTTTCAGGTACAGGCCAACGCCGGCGGTTTCCAGTCCTATGGCATCTACCAGATCATGGGCAAGACCACGGCGAAATATCAGCGCGCCTACGTCTTCAACCTGCCGGCCGGCGGCGCGCCATGGGATATCAAGGTACTGCGCGCCTATCCCGACAACACTAATCAGCTTATCCAGAATGATTCCTACTGGGATTCTTTCTCGACGATTATTGACGACCCGGTAAGTTTTAATATGTCAGCGCTCATCGCCTGGCAGATCGAGGCGGCGCAATTCTCCTCGATCCCGGCCCGGGCCTATCGCATCGATGGCCGTATCATCTCGGTGCCGAACAATTACAACCCGGCGACCGGCGCCTATAGCGGTTCATGGAACGGTGGCTTCCAACAGGCGTGGAGCAACAACCCGGCCTGGGTGCTCTATGACATGCTGACCAATCGGCGCTATGGGCTCGGGCGCTACCTCGATCCGGCCAGGATCGATAAATTCAGGCTCTACAGCATCGGCCAGTATTGTGACGGCGGCGTGCCGAACGGCGATGGCGGCTATGAGCGGCGTTATACCTATAACGGCGCCATCAACACGCAAACCGACGCCTTTTCGATGATCAACACGCTGTGCGCGGTGTTTCGCGGCTCGGCCTATTGGGACGGCGGCACGCTCTCGTTTCTGTGCGACATGCCAGGCTCGGCGATGGCGCTCTATACCAACGCCAATGTGGTTAACGGTGATTTCACCTATGCCGGCCCGGATATCAGCGCGCGGCATAATCAGATTCTGGTCAAGTGGCAGGATCAATCCAATTTCGGCGACGAGCGCATCGCGGTTGCCGAAGATCAGGACGACATTACCCGGCACGGCATCCGGCCCGATACGATCGATGCACAGGGCTGTACTTCCGAAGGCCTGGCGCTTCGTTATGGCAAATGGCAGCTCTACGTCGAAACTTATGAAGGCGAGACGGTCAGCTTTCAGCTCGGCCTCAACGGCGTGACCTGCCGGCCCGGCGATATCATCGAGATTTCGGACCGGACCAAGGCCGGACATAGGCGCGGCGGCCGCCTGCTCAACGGCACCACGGCAAGCCTGGTCAAGCTCGATGCACCGGCCGACCTGATCGCCGGCGAGGCGCCGGTGATCTCCTGCATGGTCGAGGATGCTTCGCTCACTGGCGCCCATGTCGAGACCGTCAATCTCGGTACAAGCGTCGACGGTAAATCCTATCCGGTCTCGCCGGCATTCTCGGCGGCGCCAGGCGCCGGCACGGTTTACGTCGTCAGCTCGGGCAATTTGGCGGCGACGCTGTGGCGGGTGACCTCGATCAAGGAGGCCGACGCCAACATTTACGACGTCACCGCGATAACGCACAATCCCTCAAAATATGACTATATCGAGTATAATATCGCGCTTTCCAAGCCAAAAACCTCGAATTTTCCAACTGTCACCGTCACCAATCTCAAAGTGAGCGATTACCTCGTGCAGCTCTCGCCGATCTCGATCGGCGTGCACATGCTGGTCTCCTGGCAATCGAAGGCGACGCAGTTTGACGTCGAGGTGCAACCGGTCGGCCAGATCACCGCCAAGGTGAGGGTTGAAACCACCTCATACGAGGCGGCGGTGAGAGAGGGCAAATATCGCGTCAGGGTAACGCCGATCTCGGCGCTCGGCATCCGCGGGCCCTATGTCGAAGTGATTTATACGGTGGTGGGCAAATCGGCGTTACCGGCCGACGTCAGCGGTTTTCGAGTGTCGTTCAACGGCCTTACCGGTTTCTTTGCCTGGAAGCCTTCGGCCGAGCTCGACGTGATTATCGGCGGCCGCTTTGAAATGCGCTTTTCAGTCTCGACCGCGGCGGCGTGGAGCTCCTCGACGGTGATCCTGTCCTCGATCCCGGGATCCGCCTCGACGGCCGAGCTCCCCTATCGGCCAGGGATGTATCTGATCAAGGCGGTGGACTCGAGCGGCAATTATTCCAAAAACGCCGCGCTGATCGAGACCAACGAAATCGATTCAGGCTATTCGCCCTATTACCGTTGGTGTGAGAGTCCCGATTGGCTCGGCCTTCGCGTCGGCACCGAGGAGCAATTGCCGCAACAATGGCTTGTGCTCGGCCAGACCGGCGGGGCCTGGGACGATCAGACCGCTTTGATGGATACCTGGCCGACCGTCGACGTGCTCGCCGGCAGCGCACCGGCATCCGGTGAGGGCTTTTATTATTTCGACAATATCTTTGATCTCGGCGGGGTGTTCCCGGTCCGGTTGACGCTCGACATGCTCGCCTTCCCGCTCGGCGATGGCACCGGCTATATCGATGACCGCCTCGACAATATGGATGACTGGGCGGATTTTGACGATTCGCAGGCCGGTGTCGACGGCGACGCGCAAATCTTCATTGCCGAGACACAGGATGATCCGACCAGCGCCAACCCGACCTGGACGGATTATCAAGGCTTTGTCACCGGCACCTATACCGCCCGCGCCTTCCGCTTCTATGCCTACCTCACCGCTGGCGTCGGCCAGAATGTCGCGATCGAAACGCTTTGCGTGATCGCCGATTTGCAGAACAAAACCGACACCGGCAAAGACATCCCCTATCACGGCGTCAAATTGCACGTCGCCTATGTGGTGAAATTCTATCTGCCGCCGGCGCTGGTGATCACGCTGCAACAGCCGCGGCCAGGCGATCACATGAAGATCACCGGCAAGGTGCGGGAGGGCTTTGATATCGAGCTCATCGACACCAACGGCAACCCGGTGCCGGACGGGATCATAACTTTCGATTGGCACGCCATCGGCTATTAAAAAGGGGTATCACCATGCCACAGCATGACCAAGTTATCGACAACAGCACCGGGTTAGCGGTGCGCACCGACATCAACGCCGCGCTATCGGCGCTCTTCTCGAGCTCATCCGGCACGGTGGAACCGGTGGTCAAGGATCCCGGGCAATTGTGGTTTGATACCTCGACGCCGACCGTGATGCGCCTGGCGCTGCGCGATCAGGCCAACGCGACCTGGCTCAATGTGGCGGTGGATAGCGGCGGTGCCTTCAACACCATGGTGGCGGGTGACTCGATCGAGGCGACCGGGCCCAATGCCTTTACCAAGGTGACAGGCGGCGCCGTGCATCGTGCCGGCGACACAATGACGGGCGGCCTCAAGATAACCAAGCCGTATGCGGTGGCGGGGGATCAGGCCTTAAACGTAGCCCCCACAGCGGGATCGGCTAATATCACACTCAACAAACCGGCGGGATCGGCTAATATCACCAATGTCATTACCGGCCAAACCGCTGGAATCGTACGCTGGCAAATCCAGGCAGGCACCGCAACCGCGGAAAGCGGCGCCAATGCCGGTAGTGATTTTAACATTACGCGTTTTACCGATGCCGGCGCTTTGATTGACGCGCCCTTTACCATCGGTCGCGCCGCCGGCACCGTCAACTTTACCAAAACCGTGTTATCGGACGGCTACCTCGGCCGGCGCGGCCAAGGCGGCATTACCGGACAGGTTAATAATTTTTACTGGAACAACACGGCAATGGAATGCTGGATCGGTAGCACCAATGCCGGAAGTTTCGCCTTTGCCTCGGACTATCGCATCAAGAAAGACGTCGCGCCGCTTGCCTCGAGCTGGGAGCGCGTCAAGGCGCTGAAACCAATCCGCTATAGCCTGCAAGATTATACGCCGCCCGGCACGCCTTTAAAGGAAGATGGCACGCCGCCGGATCCGCTTGTGGTCAATGATGATACGGAACGCTGGGGCTTTATCGCGCATGAATTGCAGGAAACCCTGATCATGGACGCCGCCACCGGCGTCAAGGATAGTCCCGAACACGTGCAATCGCCCAATCCGTGGACGCTGATCGCCGTGCTTACCAAAGCCCTACAGGAAGCCATGGGCCGCATCGAGGTGCTAGAGGCGGCGGCCGGTGGCTGACAATGACGCCAACCGGGCGTCGCATAGGGGGCCACTATGAGCAATGTCCCGGAAGAGGCCGGCAAGGTTGCAACCTCGGCAATCGAGGCCATGAAAGGCCAGCCTGTGTTGATTGCGTTGCTCTTGCTCAATGCCTTGTTCGGTGGATTGATCTATTTCGGCGTGCAAGCGACGCGGGCAACGCAGGCGATTGAATGGAAAACCGTGATCGAGCGTTGCCTACCCGGAAATGACAAGCAATAGGCTTTAAATGCCGGACAAGCCGGCGCAACGGAGGGAATGAAACCATGAAATTCGCGATCATCAACCCGATAGACAATTCGGTACATGAGATTCGGGACGCCATGTCGGCGAGCGATATCCATCTCGATATTAGCGCGCCCTATCTCGTGCATGCCGCTGAGGATACGGCGGTCGGCGACATCTACGACCCTGAAAGCGCAAGCTTTAGCGTGCCGGAAGTGGAACCGCCAATCAAGAGTGCCGCCCACAAGGCCAAGGCCGAGCCGAGCGCGAGCGCGCGGCCGAGCTCGGGCAAGTGAGGCTCGAATCAGTGAGCCTCGAATCAATGATCTGGGCGCCGGCGGGCCGGCGCCAGCGCCATAAGGGGGCCGGCTGATGGCACCGTTCAATCCCGCGATTTGCAATCTGATGTGGATTGTCGAATACCCGAACGACCGCGCATCCGGGCCGTCGACGACTTGGAAATATTTAAAGCTTCGACCCTATGGCGAGGCCGGAACGATACCGGACAATGGCGGAAAGATCGATGTAAATCGTTTAATCGAGCCGGATGACAGCTTGCGCGCCGCGCCGGCCATGGTTTCGGTAACAAATGCCGAGATCGAAACCGTCACGCTGACGATTGCCAGCGCCACAAAAATCAGGCTCGTGCTTAATGCCGGCTCGAATGTCGAACTAACCCTCGGATAAATCGTGTAAATTAGCCGAGCGATGCATGGCGAAAAAGCTCAAGCTCGGGGCAAGATGGCAGGCCGATCGCTTGGAGCATGTCGGCTATCCGGCCTCGCCGGCCACCGAAGCGATCATGCAGCTTTGCTATTATCTCGGCGCCCGGGCGGCGCTGGCATGCCTGGCGCATGGCGACCGGGACAAAGACCGGGCGGCCTTGAAAAGAGAGGTCATGCAATTCCTGCTGGCGGCCGGATTGCATGAGTAGATTGCTGCATGTGCGAAGAGTTGACGCGACGTCGCTTGAATTGATCCCGGTATCAACTCGGCGCTTTGCAGAAAATCAACTAGAAAATTTGCAGAGAGGCCGATTTTTACGGCGTTAAAAGGCTTGCGATTTTGAGCGCTTTGGAATTGAAATAGGAAGGCCGGCGGGACACGACTCCCACCGGCCTATTAATCCGCTTGTGTGCGCGGTTTCCTTATTCAGGAAATTGGACCGGCTGGCGATGCAAGCCACCGGTCCGGGCGTCACACTCAACCCGCATAGGCAAAGGTGTGACGCAAAAAAATGATACCGAATGCGGATTTATCCCGCAAGCTAAATCCGATAATTATTTTAATTCGGACCATTCCGAATTCGTTTGTCCGGCTAAAGACTTAGCCGAACCAAAAATACCTCATCCCCCAATTAAATCGGCCAGTTCGCCTATTTTTCGGCCGCGAAATAATAATCCGCGTTATCCCGATAAAAATAAATCGGTAATTAAAGCGGCATTTTATGCGGCGCTCGAGCGCGGCCGCTCAATTCCCAATGGATCGCTGCTCGATCGGGAGGCGCGCCGCAAATGGCTTGCCGAGCACGACATTGTGCCGGCCGAAATCCGGCGCCAGTTACCGGACGGCGCGGCCGCCTTGCTCGCCGCGATTGCACTCCATGGCGAGGGCGGCGCCGTCGAGATCAGCAATATCGAACTCGCCGACAAAACCGGCATGCATGGCCGCAACGTGCAACGCAGCGCTGATGTTTTGGAAGATCGGGCTCTCGTCAACATCGAGCGGCGGGAGCAGTCAGGCGCAAAGCATCTCGTCAATGTTTACACGGTGGTTTCAACCGCGCTGAAGCGGTGGATCGAGCGATTTCGGCTCACTTTGATAGGGTGGCGCAAGCGCCATGGCTTAGAGAAAGATATATCTATCTCTCTTAAACTCGCGCCGAAAACTGCGCCTAAACCGGCACCGAAAACCCTCGAGGAGACCGAAATCGCCTTGCACCAGGCCGAGCCAAGCGCTTTCGACAACTTCCTGCTAGATATGCTCGCCAAGGTGAAGCCAAAGCGGCGGCTCGAATGACCGAAATAGGCCAGTTTTCAGCGCAATGGCGGGCAGAAATGGCTCTTCGGATTGAAGAGGCGACAAGGCCGCGCCTCGAGGCGGCCGAAAAACTGACGGGACCGCTACCGGGACGGCCAAGAATCCGCCTACAGCTCGAGGCCGGCGCCGTCTATGCCGTCAATCCACGCTATGAGGGCGATCGGCCGATGCCGCTTGATTGGGGACATTTCGATTTGCCGGCGCTAAAGCGGCCGCCGCGCCGCAGTCTGTTCAAGCGCCGGATTTAAGCGGTAAACGGGAGGAGCAATGACGTTTGAAACGATGACGATACTGGCCGGACATCCCTATTTCGAGCTAGCAAAACCCGCAGTGTGGCAACAGCACTGGAACAAAAAATGGACGGTTCGCTGGCGGGACTTTCATGCCATCAAGCAAGATGCCGAGTTTGATACTCAACAACAGGCTTTGGCGTTTGCCTCGCAGGTGTGCCGGCCTCCGGTCACCGTGACAGATGATGCCTGCGATCTTGCTATAAACCTTATTTCGGCGTCGAGATCGCCAGCATATCGGCAAGCCTGGCTTTGGCGCGATCGTGCTCCTCGACGGCGAGGCGCCAGCGCTCGATCTCGGCGGCCTTGCGTTGGATAGCGCCGCGGCCGGCGGCCTCGAGCGAGCCGAAATGCACATGGCCGGCGACATAGCGGCGCTCGCCTTGCTCGTGCCGGTAGACCGAAAAGGCCAGGCCTTCAATCTCAGGCCGCCAGAAATGCGGCATCTTCGTCACGGTGGGCAGGGCGATGAAGGTCACGCCGTCGACGGTGAATCTTTCAGGATCGGCCACGGCTCAACCTCTTTTCTACGTGGTAAACCTCTTTTCTGCGCGGTAAACCTCTTCCAGTTGGTCGCCGGCGACTTTGAGGCTATCGATAACTTGTTCCATGGTCGAAATGGCATCGAATTCCCAGCCGATGTGCAACCCTTCGGGCGTGCGCTCGAAGGCGCTTTGCTCCGCGTCGCAAAGTCTCTGTAACTCGGAGCGTACAACGTTCAGATGGTAAACCAAGGCCTCGATAGCCTGGCGGCGGGGACTATTCATAAGCGGACCTCAATCCTCAATGCGCGAGCGCGCGAGCACAATCTTGCCAAAAGCGGTGGCGCGATAGGCGATCTCGGCATCCTGGTAACGTCGAGTCGGCCGGCGATTGAAGGCCTCAATCATGCCGGCCATTTCAAGCCATACGATTGCGTTCATGCGCGCCGGCGCCCGGTTATAGCCTCGAAAGCCGTTGATATAGCTCGACCAATAGAGGACGCGCTTGCGCTCGCCTCCAACGGTGACGGTATCGGGATCGAAAAGCGAGGAGGGCGGCAGCTCGTCGAGATTGAGCCGGACCGGCGGCATGATGTGGCCTCACTGCCCAAGTTTGTATGCAGTGTCGCAATCGGCAAGTGCGGCCGTCAAGAGTCCCGGAACGCGGTAGGACGATAACCGAACCTCATCATAGCAGGCGGACCACTGGCGCCGGCCTTCGAAGAGGGGATAGCAAAGTATTGCGGAAAAAGCGGCCAAAAGCACCGCGCATAGTGCGTATTTCATGGGACAATAGACCCGTTACAAAAAGCCGGTGACACCATGCCACCGGGCGAAGTGCGCTCAATACAGGCGGGACATGTCCCGCACAAGAGACGGTTAACAAAATGGCAAGCGCTAGCATAAAAATGGCCGCTACTATGTGATCGGCCAGCGCGACGCGCTCAATTAGAACGGCCTCTTGTAGACTTTCGGCGGCAAGTCGATATCGGCGAGCGTGCCGGGCGCGAGCTCGAGCGCGGCCTCGATGCGCTCGATCCGCTCCTCATGCGGCCGGTGCCTGCCGGCAAGGTGCAAGCGCAACATGGTGAGCGGGATGCCGGTGACGGTGGCGAGCGTCTCCAGCGACATATGCTTGTCGGCGAGCGCATGCTCGAGGGCGGCGCCGAAGGGATCAATATTGCTCATGGCCTAACCTCGATTTCATGCCGGCAAGACAGTTGCAATTCGCCGGATGCATCCCGGACCATGCCGATAAAATAAAGCACGGGCAAATTGCCATGCATCGGATCGGTGGGCAAATGTCGCATCCGTGCCGGGACAGGCACGCGAATTTGTGAAATCCCCTTATTTGTCATTGTTTGCTCTTCGATCGCCGGTAAAGTGGCAAGCGCTCCATAGATCAAGAGAAAATCCTCATGACACAGCGGCGTCAACTGCGGATCGAGCAAGACTTTCAAATTGCGCTTGTCGAGCTAATTGAACTCAATTTGGCGCCAGGATGGTTTTTCTTTCATGTCCCGAACGGCGGACGCCGGTCCCGGGCCGAAGCCGGTATTTTCAAGGCGATGGGCGTGAAAGCCGGCGTCAACGATCTTATCTTTATTCAGCGTGGCGGATTGGTGTATCTGCTCGAGCTCAAACGGCCGGACGGATCCCGGACCAAGGCGCAACGAGAGTTTCATTTCTGGTGCCAGGCTAATCACGTGCCGAGCGAGATCGCCAGCGATCTTGAGGAGGCGATCGAGATCGTCACCGGATGGGGAGCGCTAAGGCGTAGATTACGATTTGCAGCATGAGCGATCACAAGGACGTGGCCGACCTGGCCGTCGCGGTGCGACGTGAAGGCGAGCAAAAGCAGCATGAGGCGCGCGTATCGGCGCGCCAGGGCGAAGGCTGGATAGCGCAAGAGCTCAACCGGCGCGGCATGGCCTTGCTGGCCGCCGCCGGCATCCTCGAGCGGATTGCATGCATGACGGGAAAGCCAAAATGACGGCACAAAAAATACCGCTTTGGTCACTCGTGCAATGCGCCAGGCGTGAAATCGCCATGCGCACTCGGGTTTATCCGCGCCGCGTCGAGGACGGCCGCATGAAACAGGCGGACGCTGATCGCGAGCTCGCCGCAATGACGGCGATTTATGAATTGCTGCAACGCCTCGAGCGCGAAGAGTCAGAAACCCGGGCACCATCGCTCGATCTCGGCGACGGGCCTATGGCTGATCGATAAGGCGCGAGACCGGCACGCCGAGCGCGGTTGCCAGCATGCCGATGGCGAGCGGCGTCGGCGTGGCCTGGCCGTCGCGCCAGCGCTCGATCACCATAACCGGGATCCTGGTGACGGCCGCCAAATGGCGCGAGTCAATGCGGGCCCGCTGCATTTCTCGACACAGGCGGTTGGCGAATTTAACGCGATCGGTGATCGGCGACATTTTAAAGGCCTCCAATCAATTCCAGCTTGCGGCCAATGCGATCCACCTTTGTCAGCATGCCGGCCAGTTGGCGCAAGATTTCCGCTTGGTTGGCGTCCATGCGCAAGAGCTCGGCCCGAATATCGACGCCGATCGAATTGAATTCATCCTGTCTATGCGCGAAGTTTTGCAGGTTCTCGCCGTGGATCTCGACCTGATCGCGAAGGCGTTTGATCTGGGCTGAGTATTCTTCTTCAATCGGCATGGTCCGGTTTCCCCATTGCGCTTTCAGTGCATGCCGATTCAAGAGGCAGGCATCCGGCTTGTCTAGTGGCTTTGTCCGGGACTATTGTCGGACATGCCCTATGCTTCACCGTCTGGCAATCGCCCGGATGCGCGTCGACGCGGATATGATTCGGCATGGGCCAGGCTACGGGCCGCGCACCTTGCCGCGCATCCGGCCTGCGTGGCCTGTGGCAGGGCAGGCCAACACGTCGACCATATCGTGACGGTGCGCCAGGATCCGGCACGGCGCCTCGATCCTGCCAATCTGCAAACCCTATGCGCAATGCATCATTCCATCCTCACCAATGCGCACGACGTCGAGCGGCGCGCTCCGGACGGCAAGCCGATGCCGAGCGGCCAGGTTGATAGGTTCGGCCGGCATCTCGATCCCTCGCATCCGTGGTTCGATCCGGAGATAACGCCGGACGTCGGTCCCGGTGGTTTGAAAGCGGCGGCGATCGAGGCCAATCAACGGGCAAGGCGGCGCCGATCATGAAAATATCCAGGAATTCGGGCCGGATCTTGCCTATCCGGTATCGCTTACAATTTCCGGTATCGGTTAGCCTATGCGGTACCGCTTACACTATGCGGTACCGGTTATGCGCCTATGCGGTATCGGTTAGCTATGCGGTATCGGATATTCGACTATGCGATATCGGTTATCGGCCATTTTCGCCTAAGCGATATCGGATATCGGGCGGATTGGCCTATCCGGTACCGGTTAGGGGGGGGGGAGAGTACCGAAATACCTCCGAACCCTAGGGGAC